AATTGTCCCTTTCTAAAAAATGTAGAAAAAAATCTACACAAAGTATTGATAACGTAGAAAAAAGTCGATATAATACAGCTATAAGGTAGAAAAACTTCTACGACATTGCTGAATAAATAAGAAAAATTCTACATCGTTTGTGGTTATTCTGATTATAGAATATTTTCTATATAAAGTCAACAGAAATAGAAGATTTTCTCTTTGTAAATAACAACTGCATGTATGTACGGAAAAAAGGATTCCCCGTAACTATCGTTGGATGATAATTACGGGGAGAGACTATTACATATCGTGGTCTTCTAGAAATCTAACAATTTCAAAAATGCACACAATACATTCTAGAATTATTTGGATTAATTCCCTTAAGTCTCACCTCCTTTTGCGGAGGTATCCTTAAGATTGTTACTCCTCGGCAACTCCTTTCCAGCCATTTATGACCTTTAGAAAATTATCTAAGTGTAACAAGGTTATTGTAACAGATATATATGCAGTTGTCTACAAGATGGAAAACAAAAGGAGGGAATTATGATACTTAAAAAAATTTTAAAGCTGGCAGAGAAGAACAACATCTCAATCAGTTGTCTTGAGAAAACTCTGGGCTTTGGAAACGGAACAATTAAGAAGTGGGGAGAATCGTCTCCAAGTGTGGATAAGCTGAAAAAGGTAGCTGATTACTTCGGTGTATCAGTGGATTATTTTTTGGAGTAGGAAGCGAGGCAAGGAAGATGAACATACAGGAAGCAGTGAAACAGGCATTAGAAGAAAGAAAATACATAGAAAGAGAATTATTCGAAAACAAGACAGCATACAGAGAGTTGAAGATTAGACCGACAAATAGTAGTGAATCCTGTATTGCCTATACATTTGATAAAAATGGAAAAGAAGTCAACCACTGTAAGATGTGGAGTCCAACAGCGGATGACTTAATGGCTGATGATTGGATTGTATCAAATTAAAGACCTGATTTCTTTAATGCATTTGTATCCCTTTTTCAACAGGGTATCTTCTTCAAAATCTCTAATTGCACTTGGATGGAGCGTGGTCATATAAGCTATTGTGTCTGCTATGAAAACATCAACTAAACCATCACTCTCTAAAACTTGCAGAGCGTTTGTAATATGATCTTGAGTTTCTTCTGTAAATAAGGTTGTGAAGAAATCCATATCAAATCTAGTGCGATTAGTATCATGATAGGTAATAATCATGTTTTTTAAAGATAGATCTGCAATTTTTTGCAGTTTCATTTTAGCCATTTTGTTTTTTCTCCTTTCACAATACTTGGCATTGGCAGATGCCTGTATTAACAGTATAGGAGATAAACCAAAAGAAAGCAATCCAGCCACGGAGGTTACGATGGCGATTAAACATAGAGAGGAGAAAAGATGGAAATTGTAATAGCAAGCGTTATCTGCTCAATCATAGCATCAATTGCAACAAGCCTTATTATCGCAAGGGAATCTTTGAATATTATGCGAGATGAAGCGGATAGAGTGTTTAAAATGAACTTAAATTTTGTCAGAGATGTTGTAAATATGCTGGCTGATAGATTCGGAACAACTCGGAAATAAAGGTAATGGACAACATACCTTGGACAATCAACCTGCATACATAATAGCGAGGTGATGATTTTGATCGTAGAAACAGTAAAAGTAAAAAATGCAACAATCCGGGTACACGATGACTGTTATGCAGAACGAACAGAGGAAGAGGTGAAAAGCCTGATAGATGGATGCAGCAGGATCATCCAGGAAGCATTATTACGAAAAGAGAAAACCGCCTGAAGGCGGGGGAAGGTGGACAAACATATGAAAAACAAAAGATTAACCATACAGCGAATCGATAAGTTTATAAAGGAACTAAGCTTGACCGAAAGAGTAAATGGCTACTCGGAACAGCAGAAACAGCATGCGATTGCCTGCTTAAACAATTACTGCAGGGAGTTGGAGTATCAAGGAAGAAAATCAGTAAAAATCAAAGGAGCGACCAATGGACCAGAGAATCTTGAACATGACGGCAGGACAAGTCATTGAGTACAGCAGGCTTGTCAGCAGAAGAGAGGAACTGCGGCAGTTTCCGGAAGAGGAAGGAGCTGTTGCAGAGTTGAAGCTAATCGAAGAAAGGATCAAAGAACTTGGATTTGAATGAAGAGAAGGAGAGGAAACAGATATGGATCATTCGCTGGCAATCCGGAAAGATCCGGAGCGAGTATGGGACGTACCAGGAAGCGAAACAGGTAGCAGAAGAAATCGGGGGAGAGTACATCATCGTATGAGTTTCCGGAAGAGAAGACAGCTTCGGTATGCAGAGGAATTGCTGCGGATCCTGGAAGCAGCATTCGGAATTTGTGCGGTCATGCTGATGGGAACCGGATCCTTATGGATAGGGATGATCATCATGACAGCAGGATTGGAACTTAGCTGCAGGTACATAGAAAAAAGCGTAAAAAATTAGTGCACCTGCCGCAAACAGATGCACCGGATATTTTGCCAATACAAACAAAATAAAAACACATTTATATTGTACACCTGTATTGGCAAAATGTCAAAGAAAATGAGAGCGAAAAGCTCCCGTTTTTCACTTGATAAGTATATTAAACTTAGGAGCAAAACAGGATGTATAAACAAAAGAGTTATGACCTGGGAGACATCAGAGAAGTGATGGAGTATCACAACGGGAGATATGGTGCTCCGGGAATGCCGAGAATGAAAAAGGAGAAAGCCACACCGGAGCAGATCAGGAAGACGAATCAGTGGAATAAAGAACGGCAGTGCTGGAGAAAGATGAAGCTGAATTTCCGGGAGAATGACTACTGGGTGACATTAACTTATAAATTGGAGAACCGGCCACAGGACATGAAAGAAGCGGCCAAAGACATCCGAAAGTGGATTCAGAAAGTACGCACACAATACAAAAAACAGGAAGTGGAGTTGAAATGGATGCTGCATACCGAGATTGGAAGTCGGGGAGGGGTCCATCACCATCTGGTCATCAACCGGATTCCGGATGCAGATCTGATCATGCGCAGAGCATGGGAAAAGGGAGGCGTCCACATCGATCTGTTGTATGACGAGGGAGGCTTGCGGAAACTGGCTGAGTATTTAAGTAAAACGCCGGATGAAGAAAACAAGCTGAAAGAGAGCCGGTACTCCTGTAGCAGGAATTTAAAGATTCCGGTGGCAGAAGTGAAGATTTACAAAAGGAAAACATGGAAAGATGAGCCGAAGCCACCAAAAGGATACTACCTAGATAAAGAGACGTACCATGAGGGAATCAATCCGGTAACAGGATATAAATACCGAAGATACATCCTGATCCGTTTGAACAGGAGAATTTGATATGAAAGAGGTAAATATTTACATAAGGACAAGTCTGACAGGTCCATGTATCAAAGATGGAAGATGGGCGGCCGCAATGGAATGTCAGACAAGCAAAGGACCGGCGGTCAAAGGAATTTGCGGGGAAGAACAGGAGACGACCTATTATCGCCTGGTGCTGCTTGGAATTGTGAAATCCTTGAAAATACTAAATGCGCCGTGCAATGCGACCCTGTATACGGACTGTATTTTTATCAAGAACATGATCGAAAACGGGAAGCCGGAGCAGTGGAAGCGGGCGGAATGGAGAAAACCGTCCGGGGAAGAGGTGAAGAACCAGGAATTGTGGCAGCAGTATCAGACGTTGTCAGAGCGGCATGAAATAGCTGTCAGATTTAGTAAACATCACGATTACGTGGAAAAATTAGAGGGATTACTGGAGGAAAAACAGCATGTTTGATGTATTTGGGAATTTTGATTCCGTAGAAGAATTAAATGCATGTGCAAAAGGACTTTTGGAGGAGCAGGATCTGGAGCATTTAAAAGTGCTGGCAGAGGAAAACGGGATTCCAGATGGAATCCGGGAAGTATATGAGCAGCATCTGTCAGAAGAACTGGTAGATTCAGTAAATGCGGCCATCGGAAAGCTGCAGGTTGAGTTAAAGGAGGAAACAGACGGGATGCCGGCAGGAGAGATCGTGTCGTATCTGTCTATGAGATGTTTTGAAAAAGAAATTCTGGCCAGAGCGGTAAGAAGAAAGAACCGGACACTCAAAGAATGTCTGCAGAATATCCGAAAAGAAGCGGAAAAAAGAGTCAAAGAAAGAAGAGGGGCACAAATGGTGGCAATGCCGGATCTGGAAGTATTTGCCATGGCAGAAGAATACTATCTGGAGGCGGAGAAATGAGACGAGGAGAGTTATTAAAGCTTCCAGAGTTAAAAGTAACGGAAACGATGCGAAAGACAGTCGGGGAAGATCAAGGACATCAGGTACTAAGATGTGGAAGAGCGCCTGTGTGGAGCGCAACATATTATTGGTTCTATCGTGCGAAGAAGACAGGCACGGTTTTAGAGATCGATGTATTTACAAGAGATATGATCCTGAATGACACAAGATATCCAAAATACCGGGTATTCCTTTTGGGAGAAAACAAGTACTACACTTACGACAATCTGTGTGAGAAGTGGAGAACGGCAAAAATAGATAACTTAAGTTATTGGGAAGGATGGGGAGAGATAGAAGAAGGATACTGGTACAGTAGTGGAAAAGTATGGATACGAGAAGGGGACCGAAAACGGATCACAGAATTTTGTCACAACGGGAAGGAAGAGCCACGTGCAGCAATCGCAAGATGGCAAAGCTATAGTAAAGGACGAAAAGAGATTGATGAAATTGATTCTGAGATGGCGCTGGTGCCGGAACTGCCGAAAGATTTTGATGATTTTGTAGACAGGGAAGTCCTTCCCCAGTACTTGTTTTATGATGCCGGAAGAAAAGTAACAAAAGGGCATTGCACACATTGTGGAAGAGAAGTGAAAATCCGGAATCCACACTATGGAGACGCGGGAGAATGCCCATCCTGCAAGCATCCTGTTACCTACAGAAGCCGAAAGAAAGGCGGAAATGTCAATGCAAGAGGGTATGCAGGGCTCCTGCAGAAAACAAAAGAGGGATATGTATACCGATATTTTGAGTGCTATCGGAAATTCAGGAATGGACAAAAGGGAGATGGCGGGTACTGGGAGCTGATACGGATCACGTATGACCGGAATTTAAAAAAGATTCATGAATTTGAATATGAACAGTATAAGCAGACAGACTGGGTTCGATGGTGTTACAGGGTGGGCCGGTATTATGCGAAAGTGGTAGAAAATGAAGCGGTCCTATATAACCGGAATCTCAAACAGATCTTAAAAGGAACACCGTTTCAGTATTCTGCAATGGAATATTTTGTGAAACATGGGAAATATCGGGAAAAAATGTATTTGGATCAATATCTGGAGGGATACCGGCATATGCCTGGAATCGAACAGCTGGTAAAGTGTGGGTTTTACAGAATTGTCAAAGAAAAAATGCAGGGGTACAACACAGGAAACTTAAAGAAGAAAGAGAGGTCTTGTAAAAAGATACTGGGGCTAAACGGGGAATACTACCAGCTGTTGGCTGGAAAGAATCCAAGCACAAGGGAATACAACACCACTTATAAAATGCAGGAAAAGGGATTGCATCCAACATGGCAGCAGGTTCAGTTTTTTGCAAGGTTTCCGAGGAATTTCACCAGGTATATCCGGTATACCACCATTCACAAGATGGAACGGTACATCAAAGAAGTGTTAGGAGAAGATGAGAGACAAGCCGTGGACTATCACGATTATCTGAAGATGGCAGAGAAGTTGGGATACAACATGAGAGAGCCGTGGATCTTATTCCCGAAGAATTTAGAGCAGCGTCATGAAGAGTTGATTGAAGAGAGCAGAGAACGAGAAATAAAAGCAAAAGAGGATTTGGACAATAAAAAAGACAAAAAGTACGAGAAATACAGAAAACGGGACAGCTATCTGGAAATGGAAACAGAACAATTTGTGTTGAGACTTCCGAAACGGATCCATGAAATCAGGCAGGAGGGAAATGCCATGCATCATTGTGTTGCCACGTACATTGACCGGGTGGCCAAAGGTGAGACAACGATCCTGTTCCTGAGAAAGAAGCAGGATCCGGAGACGCCGTTTTACACCATGGAGGTAAACAATGGGGTTATGATCCAGTGTCGGGCAAAATATAACGGAGACATGACAGAGGAAGTCAAAGAATTTGTTGAGCTATTCAAAAGAAAGAAGTTGAAACGTACAGAAAGGAAAGCTGGATAGATGGAAGAATTACAGACAATCAGTACACTGCAGGGGGTAGAAATTGCATTACGGAAAGAACTGGAACATATCGCAGAGGGATACATTAAAGTCGGGTATCTCTTAAAAAAGACTAGAGATGCAGAGTTTTATAAAGAAAAGGGATATGCGGATGTTTTTGAGTTTGCAAAAGAAACCTTCAATATCAGCAGGACGTGGGCCATCCGGTTTATGCAGATCAACGATACATACAGTATTGACGGGAACAGCCCGGAAATTCAGGAGAAATACCGGGGATATGGCAGCAGCAAGCTGTCTGAAATGTTGGCACTGCCGGAAGAAGTGCGGGAAGTGGTACCAAGAGATGCCACGGTTCGGGAAATCCGGGAGGTAAAAGAAGTCATCCGGGAAACAGAAGATCGTTATTCGCCGCAGATGAGCCTGTGCGACATCGCACCAGAAGAACACCAGGGAAGCTGGACGGAAACATTGGTGTATGAATTTTTCAAAGGAGAAGGAAAAGGCTGCTTTGAGAAAATGCATAAATGGATATGGGAAGACGAGCCAAAAGAGGAAAGTGTGATCAACAGGGAGATCATGGGAATTGTAGCTCCAACAAAATTCCGGATGTTTCGGATGCAATTTGCAAATGCGCTCTTCAGTGAATTTCAGATTCGGATCATGCCATATAACGGCAGGGGAGAGCCGGAAGAGATCAGCTATCTGGAGTTGGCCAAAACATTTGAACAGACCTTTTATCCGGAAGGCAGGAAGACTTCTGATTCAGAAGCCTATGAAAGGGTTTATCAGATGCCGCTGAGAGAAAAGAAAGAGAGGGAAGTCTTAAAGACGGAACCATTAAAGAAAAAGGCAGAACCTGCAAAAGCACAGGAAACATTGGAAGAGCCAAAAGAAACAGAAGAACAGATTCCGGGACAGATGGAAGTGGAAGATTATCCGGAACTGATGCCGGATGCTCCGGCTATGAATCTTCCGGAAGAAGAAAAACAGGTACATGAGATCACAGAAGAGGTGGTCCAGGAAGGAGAAGTCATAGAAGACATCTTAAAATCCGGGGATCCGGAGAAAATCATGCAGCTTCTGAAGAAAGAATTTGCCTGGCCAAAAGGCGGATGGGACAACTGAAAAAAGAAAGTGATTACTTTATGAGTATTGATTATAGTGATATGGCGTTTCCTAAGCCGAAAAAGAAGAAAAAGAGAATCAGCCATCCGAAAAGCATTTTGAACACAGAAAAGGGCGTGTGCTATCTCTGTGCCAATCTGTATGGAGACTATCGGCAGCAGTATACCGAGGAACACCATGTATTGTTTGGATCCGGGATGAGAATTCTATCGGAAGCCGAGGGATTGAAAGTGTATTTGTGTGAACCGCACCATAAAAGCGGGAAAGAAGCTGTACATAATTGCAGAAAGACAAGAGAACTGCTTTGCGAGATCGCACAGAGGGAATATGAAAAGTCACACACACGGAAAGACTGGATGAAGATCAGCAAGAAAAATTATCTGGATCAGCAAGAGTTGATGAAAGAACCGCAAAATGAAAAGCAGAAAGAAGGACATCCAGGATTCCAATTTTTATAGCATCTCCGGCCAAGTGCCGTGAAGATACAACAGCAGGTACGTCACAAAACCTGTCGTAAGCCATTACATTATCTCCCAGATAACTCTGGGAGAGGAAAGGAGCATCATGTTTATTAAGACGAGCATATTTAAGAGAATATTGAAGGATGCATGGAAAGGTGCAGGACTCACTGTAGGAAAGAAAGAGGAAATGTACTTCATACAGGGAGCCTATTGGATATTATTTGTATATGAGAAGGACTTTACAAGCAAGAATAAGGCAGCAGTCATTGAACTTGTGGGGGATCTTCCGGAAGAGGGCGAAGTATACAGAGCCTATGAAAAAGGAGAAAAGCAGTATGAACTAAAAGTAAGGGATGAGTGGGAATACAAGAAATGGTTATCAGCCAGAGACCGGTATGAGGATACAGAAATCAAATACAGGGGAATGGCAGTGTTACAGAATGTAGAGACAAAAGAGATGAGTTACATACCAGATCAAATTCTGGAATTGGTAAGCCTATCCGAAACAGGTGAGTATGAAGACTTTCCGACAGGACCTATGGGAATGGGATATTTCGTCCTGTGGGTAAATGAGACTGGAATGTTATTGACTGTAAAAACACCGGCAGATGAAGAGAGCAATGGCGGGAAGATTTTAAAAGCATTAGCCGGGCTGGAAATGGAGTAGAAGATGGAAGAGAACAACGTAAAGATCACAGGAAAAATCGTAGAGGAACCAACATATTTGCTGACTGCAAGGGGCGGCAGGAAAATTTATACATCGGTTATAGAAATTATGCGGACTAGCGGAGTGCTGGATGTGATACCGATCCAGGTACCGGAAGAACTGGCAGGAGAGATCTGGGATCATGTAGGAGGCAGAATCACGCTCTTTGGAGAATACCGATCATACAATGAAAAGGATGGAGAAAGAAATCATTTGAAATTGTATGTATTTGTAAAAGGAATCAGCAAAGCTGGTGAAGCGGATCAAAACAGAATTGATCTGATTGGATATATCTGTAAACAGCCGCTCTATCGAGAGACACCACTCGGAAAAGAAATCACGGATATTTTAATTGCAGTGAACAGGAAACACAGAAAAAGTGATTATCTCCCGGCAATTTGCTGGTATTCGAACGCAAGGCTGGCAGCAGGGCTTCCAGTCGGAACAAAAGTGAGAGCCATGGGAATGATACAGAGCAGGATTTATGTAAAAGGCGACAGCGAGAGAACAGCTTATGAAGTCTCAATAAGAGAAATGGAAGTGATTGAGTAGTGGAAGGTTACGAGAAATACGCATCCAGGATACAGGAACTTTTATTTGACGGGATGGATGTGCATGAGGTGTGGGTGTACATGAAAGTTATGTTCCAGATTGAGAAAAATGAGATTTGTTTTCGGGCATATCTGGAGAGATCGGGATTGATCTGGTTTGCGGAAGCGGGCAGCAGAAGACAGGTCCAGGTACCGGATCTGCTAGAGACCAAGAGAAAACTGGAAATGAATCGAACGAAAATTTCAAAGCCGCTCTGTAAATATCCGGATTGTTTCCGCTGTGTATATCCGGATTGCACATGTAATGAAGGCCTTACGAAAAAAGGAAATGATGAACTGGTTCGGGAGTTGGCGAAGCGATAGGGGAAAAAGATTAATGGATGAGGAAAACACGGAGAGGAAAAGAAGAAAATAAGCGAAAAATAGAAAGGAGCCAGCCTCCGGCCGGGGCAAGGGTATACCGGGCTTCTGAGAAAAAATGAAATTTATAGATTTTTTTGCTGGAATAGGTGGATTTAGAAGAGGGCTTGAGCTTGCCGGGCATAAGTGTGTCGGATTTTGTGAGTGGGATAAGTACGCAACTGCAAGCTATACATCCATGCATTTAATCACTGACAAACAAAGAGAATATTTAAACGCTCTAACGCTCAAGCAAAGACAAAAGGAGATTTTAAAAGATGAATACAGAAACGGAGAATGGTACTCAGATGACATTAGAACAGTGGATGCCAGAAGCTTGCCCAAAGCAGATTGTTGGACATTCGGTGCGCCATGCCAGGATTTCAGTGTTGCCGGAAAGAGAGCAGGATTGGACGGAGACAGATCAAGCCTTGTACAAGAAATTTTTAGACTGTTGGAAGAACAAGAAGAAAAAGACAGACCTGAATGGATTATCTATGAGAATGTTAAGGGAATGCTTTCTAGCAACCGAGGACTCGACTATCTGTCAATCCTCTCTGAAATGGACAGACTCGGGTACGATATCGAATGGCAGAATATTAACAGTAAATGGTTCGTGCCACAAAACAGGGAGCGCATTTACACTATCGGACATCTTAGAAGATATGGTTCCAAAAAAATACTTCCTGTCACAGGAACAGATGGAGAAAATAGTGTTTCAATAATCGATCATAGAGATGAATACAGAAGAAATACACAGACTTTTTCTCCAGGTGGAATAACAGAAACCCTCGATACGGGACAAGGTGGAGGAAGAGAACACCATGTTGGAATTCCTTGTTTTTGCGACATGAACTATAAGGCAGGTTTAAAAACAACAGATAGCGCCAGAACAATACAAGCAAGATACAATAAAGGTGTATGTAATAGATCGGGAGAAGTTTCTGGTGTCGTAATTCCTGTTCTCACGCCAGTTAGAGCAGAGAAGCGACAGAACGGACGAAGATTCAAAGAAAATGGAGATCCGATGTTTACATTAACTTCTCAAGATAGACACGGAATAGCAATCAATGTAAAAGAAGCTACCCCAAAAAGTGGAAGTTAAAGAGTGGAGTCCTGCCAGATGTCCTTCTTGTGGAACTGAATTATCTGAGTCTTTGGGAGATGGATATTATATGCATCCAACATTTTTAAAAAGATGTCCAAATGTAGATTGCAGTCAGTTACTTGATTGGTCGGAATAATATTCAAGTTCCCTGCGAGTGATCGTGGGGAGCGGAAAGGTAATAGAAAATGAAAGCACCTAAAGAAATAGCAAGTAAAGCAGAAAGATATGAGGAGTTAAAAAAAGAAATAGATACACTTTATGAAGAATTGGAAGAATTTGCTAATGCAAATGGCTTTGAGGATTTTTGGATAAATGGATTTGGTGTGTCTCAAGAACCTAATGGCGAAGAGCAGTTCAATGGAGAATATTGCGACCAGTGGATGCGCGGCGAAGATTCCGGCGATGGAATATATTACTATCCGATTGAAGGGAGTACGCAATATTTTTGGATAGCATATGCGTTTTGATTGGAGGTGCGAATATGAAATTTGATTATGAGGAAAAAGTAACTTATTTACACTGTATTGAAGTAGATACAGAAGAAAGAGCTGACAGGAGAGGAAATTGAGGTGATGGAATGAAGAAAATAATGATAACTATATTGCGCAAAAATGGAGAATGCAGAACTTGGACAAATGCAAGTGCGGAAGAACACTTAGCAATGGGTCTTACAGCTTACGCGGAAGGTGTAAAAAGATGTGCGGAATCATGGGAAAAAGAAACGGAAGAAGTGGAAAGAGTGGTGAAAGAAGCGCTGGAAAGCGAGAGATAAAGTATGAACACATTAGAGAAAATCGTGGAAGAAATCGAATCCATGAAAAATGACGCCTACGAAACACTGAAGGAAGAAAAGAAAAGACACGGAGCGAGCAAAACAGCAGAAGAGCTGGAAAGCTATATTTATGGGGCGACCTGTGCAGTGGATGCTATAGAGAAGTATGCAGATAAGGAGAATGTGGAATGAACGTATTAGAGAAGATTTTGGAAGAGATAAGCAAAGTTGAAAAAGAGTATGTAACTGGACATAATGTGTTGTATGCGTTAGGTGCTACAGGCATGGCAACCGAAATTAGTGGCATTATCCGTTCCCACATGGACAATGTTCCGGATAATAATGCCGGATGGATTCCAGTAAGTGAGAAATTGCCGGAAGAAGGAAAAGAAGTTTTAGCACAATTTACGGTAAGAGTTGTGCATACAAATAACAAGGTAGATGAATTTGTATATATCCACACTATGTATTACGAAAATGGAGCTTGGCAAAGTTTTGCCGGAGTGCCAAACGGGAAAGTAGAAGCATGGCAGCCACTACCAGAACCATACAAGGAGGTATAACATGGACAAAGAATTTACTAAAGCAGATCTGAAAGATGGGATGGTAGTTGAGTACCGCAGTAAAAGTTATGGGAGAAGGCTCGTTATAGGAGACATGTTGATCGGAGCAGAAGGAAGTCATCAGCTCATATACTACAACGAGGATTTAATAGATACAACTGGAGATAAAGATTTTGATATCATGCGAATATACAAGATCCAGCACGTATCACGATTTAACGAAATCCTGCTATACTCAAACCTCGAACTTATCTGGGAACGCAAAGAACCAAAGAAAATGACTGTGGAAGAAATGCGACAGAAGCTTGAAGAGCTGACAGGAGAAGAGATCGAGGTGACGGCATGAGAGGAACCTTAAAGCACAGACGCAGCGCAAAGGAAATGAAACGGGATCGAGAAGATCATTTTGCTGATCTGGCTGAACATGAACCAACAGAGAATGCCAAGAAGTGGATGCAAAGAGGTGCGTACTCTGTGGAAGACTGCTTAAGAAAATGGGGAGTAGATACGAAAGGGAGTGTTGCCAGTGGACAAGAAGATACTGATTGAGTATGCAGACATGAAAGAAGAGATAAAAGATCTGAGACGTAGGATTGCAGAGGATAAAAAGAAAATAGAGCAACTGAACAAGATTACTGTGCAAGATTCTGTTGCATGTGGAAAGAAAGGCAACAAACCATTGCGAACAGTGAAAATAACAGGCTTCCCACAAAGAGAATATGAAAAACGTGAGTTTTTACTTGAAAAGCGCATTGCAAAGCTGCAGATGTTGGAGACGGATCTTCTGGAGAAACAGATACAGGTAGAGGAATATATAGGACAAATTAAAAAAAGCGAAATCCGGATGATTCTCAGATTTTATTATATTGATGATCTAAGTTGGGTACAGGTCTCACATAGGATGAATGAAGTATTCCCAAAGAAAAGGAAAGCATATACAGAGGACAGTTGCCGATGCAAACATAACAGATATTTAGAAAAATTTGAGAAAACGACGGAAACGACGGTTTTAAAATGCTAATATGGTATAAAGCCGAAAGGAACAAGCTGGACGGCTAAGGTGTTTTTAGTTTTCCTCCTAAAGACAACCAGTAAAACCACACACAAATTACAAAAGGGCGTCTTGCATGAAAATGCAGGGCGTTTTTTGTATAAATGTTGATCGGACATAGCTCAGTCGGTTAGAGCAGAAGCCTTATAAGCTGTGTGTCACGGGTTCGATTCCCGTTGTCCGGATTAAAAACCTCTGAGAAAAGTGTTGACATACGTATACGTATGTGGTATTATATAGTTGTAAGGAGGTGAGATACAAATGAGCAAAAAGAAACAAAAGAAAAAGTCCAAAATCGATATAAAGACATTGGCGGTCAGTGCGATTCTGGACTTATTCGTTGGAATCCTTTTAATGATTCTCGACAAGCTATTTAATTAGCTAAGAGGGGCGAAAGCCCTTCTTCAAAATAAATATAACATGAAAGCTCATTTGTGTAAAGGATGTTGTGGAAGTTAGGAATATTCTTCATTGCTATAGGAATAGCAAAGCTGGTTTATTGCCTCATAAAGAAAGTGAGGGATGAGCATGCTCGGTAATGAAGAAAGGAAACAGAGACCACAAGATAAGTGGGATGAGAAAGCAGGGTTAGTTCCAAAAACATATAAGATTAACAAGAAAGTAGCAGAAGAGTTCAAGGAAGCCTGCAAAGAATCTGGTGTTGCGATGGGAACACAGCTTACAAAGCTGATGAAGCAATTTGTAGAAGAAGTGAATAATGGAAAATAGCAGAGAGCATCTGGCGAAAGCCGGATGCTTTTCTGCGTCCTGAGCAAAGACGATAAAAGGCTCTGGGCAAAAGCCTACACTGTGCGACATCGCACAAATATAGCAGGATAGAGCAGTGGAAGCTCGTCAGTCTCCTTAGCTGAAGGTCGAAGGTTCGATTCCTTCTCCTGCAATTGAGGTGAGAATATGACAGAACATGAGATTGCATTTGTAAAGAAATGCATAAGAGAAAATATCCACAGATTCTATACATGGGGCAAGTGGAAAGCATTGAGAGAACAGGTGTTAAAGCTTGATAAATATGAATGTCAGTTATGTAAGAAACGTGGAAAGTATACAAAGGCAACGACGGTTCATCATGTGAATTATGTAAAGAAGCATCCAGATAAAGCATTGGAAATCTGGTACAGCTTCAGAGGTGAGAAACGGAGAAACCTGATCAGTCTGTGTCATGATTGTCATGAAGAGGTTCATGGATATCGAAAGCAAAAGAAAAAAGAACCGCTGACAGAGGAAAAATGGTAAAGAAGAATCAAATTGTCAGGATACCCCCGGTCGAAAAAATCGGGTTTTAATTTGCCCCGTAGAGACCGGTGGGTGCTCCCGACAAAAGAAATTTCTCGTGCGCGCGTGACGGAGGGGGTGGTATAAGGGCGAGAAAAACAAGAAAAGAATTATTGCGAGTGGAAATTAAAGAGGACCTTCTTGATCAGCTGGCCCGGAATGGAACCACAGGGAAATATTACATCGACTTGGTCGATAAATATATGGACTTCTGGGACCTGGAGAACGAACTGATCGCAGACATTAAAAAGAGAGGCGCTATCGTTGAATATAATAATGGAGGAGGTCAAAAAGGGCAAAAGAAAAATGACTCGATAGATCAAAGAATTAAGGTCAATGCTCAAATGCTTAAAATACTGGACAGCCTAGGAATTAAGCCGGTTGGCGATGATTCGGGAGATGATGAAGATGAGCTGTAACATACATCCATATATTCAGGAATGGATTGATATAGTTGAGAAAAAGATCTATGCAGTATGCGAAGAGCAGGAGCTGCTTGTCGCGCATGTAAAATGGTGTTTTGAGCATGAAGATATTTATATAGATTGTGATCAGTTGGAGAAATATATCGGGATGTCAAAATACTTCCCGTTTGAAGAAATATTTCCCTGGCAGAAGTTTGTGATCGGACTGCACGATTGCACATATTGGAGAGAATCCGGGCTTCCAAGATGGCCGGATTTATTCTGTATGTTGGGGAGAGGAGCGGGAAAAGATGGTACAATTGCGCTCGAATCAGTGTGTTTAATGTCCCCGCATAATGGAATCAGAGAGTACGATGTAGATATCTGCGCCAATAATGAGGACCAGGCAATGCGTCCAGTCCATGACGTGATAAACGCATTTGAACGACCGTCTGTGATAAAGAAATTAAAGAAATTCTTCCGATGGACGAAGGAACAGGTTTTATGCTTGAAAACAAAGTCTATTATGAAGGGAAGAACAAACAGTCCGAAAGGAAAAGACGGTCTTCGTTCTGGAATCTGTATTTTTAATGAGATCCATCAATATGAAGACTATAAGAATATAAACGTCTTTACGACAGGACTTGGTAAGAAGAAACATCCAAGACGTTCTTACTACACGACAAATGGTGACGTGCGGGAAGGACCGCTGGATGATCTGCTGGAAACTTCCGAACAGATCTTACGGGGTGGCGAACCGGATAATGGGTTATTACCATTTATCTGTAAACTGAATAAAAAGGAAGATGTGGATCAGGAAGAAAACTGGCCAATGGCAAATCCATCGTTGCCATATCTGCCAAGTCTTATGGAAGAGATCAGGAAAGAATACAGGGAATGGAAGAAAAATCCGAGAAGACTTCCGGCATTTATGACAAAACGAATGAATATTCCGGAAAATGCGGAAGAAATGAGTGTAACGGAGTGGGACAATATCAAAGCGACCAACATCTTACTGCCGGATCTGGAAAGATGGAGCTGTGTATGTGGAATTGACTATACAAAATTAACAGATTGGGCTTCCGTAGATCTTCATTTCCGAGATGGAGATGAACGGTTTGATATCAGCCATTCATGGATGTGCCTAAATTCGAAAGATATTCCGAGGATCAAGGCTCCATGGAAAGAATGGGCGGATTACGGAAGACTGACGCTTGTAGATGACGTGGAAATACATCCGTCATTGCTTACAAATTATATACAGGAAGCAAAACGCACCTACAATATCAAAGCTTTAGCCTTGGATGATTTCCGTTTTGCATTGATCGGAAAATATCTGCAGGAAATAGGATTTGATATGAAAGTGAATAAGAATCTGAAGCTGATCCGGCCATCAGACATTATGAAAGTGGCACCTCTGATTGATAGCTGCTTTGTAAATAAATGGCTGCGGTGGGGAGATGCTCCAGAATTAAGGTGGGCCACCAATAATGCAAAACTAATCAGGCATGGAAGAAAACCAGGAAAAGAGGATGATGCCGATATGGGAAATTATGTATATGGAAAAATAGAAGGAAAAAGCAGAAAAACAGACCCATTTATGGCATTTGTAGCGGCGATGACTGTGGAAAACGTGCTGCCGCAGAAACGGGCAAAACCAACACCGAAAATACAGGTTTACAGTTATTAAGGGGGTGAATGTAGGAAATTAAGTATTAAAGACTGGTTGATCAAAAAACTTGGAGGCAGCAGTACCACAAGGATCACAGTGGATGACATTATGAAAGATAAAGATGTACAGAGTGCTATGTACGAAGTGTATCTGAGAGAGCTGGCTTTCTGGACTTGTGTCAATAAAATTGCAAATGCCATCAGCAAATGCGAATTTAAAACGTATATCAAGAAGAAAGAAGTAAAAGGACAGGAGTATTATCTTTGGAATTACGAACCAAATCAGAACCAGAATGCAACATCATTCATGAATAAGTTGATTGGCAAGCTGTACCGGAACAATGAATGCCTTGTGGTAGAAGTAAACAATCACATTTATGTGGCAGACAGTTACAGCAAAGAGGTGCTGGCATTGAAGGAGTACAGATTCAGCGGGATCACATTTGACGGTTACGAATTGTCTGAAACACGGGAAATGTCGGAAGTCATGTTTTTCGAATTAAATTCAGAGAATATGAGGAATCTCACAAATGGGATGTATGAAACGTATTCAAAATTACTGATATATGCGCAGGATGCCTATAAAAAATCAAGAGGAAAAAAAGGAATCCTGAATATTGGAGCAATTGCACAGGAAAGTGAGAATTTCGATGAAACATTCCAGGAGTTGATGAGCACGCATTTTAAGAACTTCTTTGAAAGCGACAGTGCGGTGTTGCCATTGTTTGACGGATACGAATATCAGGATATTTCAGAAAGCGGAAAGACGTATTCTACAGAGTCAACACGAGATATCAAGTCTTTAGCTGATGACATCTTTGAATTTACAGCAAGAGCATTTTCTTTCCCACCGAGTCTGGCCAAAGGAGATGTACAGGATACAGGGAAAGCGATTGATGAACTTCTGACCTTTGTGATAGATCCGCTCATTAAGATGCTGCAGCAGGAGATCAACAGAAAGAGAAACGGATACACAGGATTTAAAGCTGGAAATTATGTGAAGATAGAGACTCTGGCAGTCAAGCATATTGATATTTTTGATATTGCAACTCCAGTAGACAAGCTGATCTCAAGCGGAGCATTTACGATCAATGACATTTTGGAAGTGCTCGGAAAACCGAAAATTGAAGAAGACTGGGCAAACCAGCACTTTATGACGAAAAATTATAGTAAGATTCAAGACCTGCTTTCTGATTTGGCAGGGGAGCGTGTGAAAAATGAAGAAAATTGAAAATAGGGGAGGAGTCCTTTCAGGATATGTTCCTGATCTCCCCGGAAAGCTGGAGGGCGTAGCGAATGCTGCGTCCTATTTTGATGCATAAAAATAGAAAGGATATGGAATTATGAAACTGAAACTTGTAAAGCAAGGAGAATTTTTAGGGACTAGATGTGATTTTTATGTAGATGAGGAAAACAACATCTATATGAGCAGAACACAGATTGGATATGCGCTACAGTATAAAAATCCACAAGATGCGATAAAGAAAATTCATTTAAGACATTACGAAAAATTACAGCAACGCTATGTAGAAGTGGTGGGTGACAATTTGTCCCCGAGGCCAAGAGATTTAGGAAAAAAGACAAGTATTTTTATGTATGACGAAAGAGGCATTTTAGATGTAATAAGATGGTCAACAACAGAGATAGCTGACCAATACTTTGATTGGGTGTACGACATTATTCAATCAATTAAAAAGAATGGCTATTACATAACTTCCGAAAAAGATAAAAAGTGGCTTGGAATTCGTAACGAATCCAAAGAGGCAAGACGATATGAAACAGACCAGATTAAACTCTTTGTGGAGTATGCAAAAGAGCAGGGGAGTAAAAATGCAGATAGGTACTACGTGCTATTTACAAAGCTGATAAATAGTAAGATGGGAATTCAGAGTGGAAAACGTGATGAACTGTCACAGGAAACGCTCATGGAGTTAAAGTCTTTGGAAACTCTGGTTAAGATGAGAATTCGCAAGCTTATAGAAAAGGAGACGCCTTACAAGGAAATATATCAAGACGTGAAGATGTTGGTAGATGAGTTTTAAGAAGAACATAAGGAGCAGTGAAATTCACTTGTCCTTTTTAAAATTACCTCTTGACAAATGTCCGTACAAAATGTATTATGATAAATGTACGGACAAAAAGAAAGAGGTGATTTGATGAGTCCGAAAGGTAGACCAACGGATAATCCTAAAAAAGGACGTTTTGAAATACGAACTTCACAGGAAGAGGAAGAAATGCTTGACTATTGTTGTGAAATTACCGGAAAAAAACGTACCGATATAATTAGATTAGGGATTAGAAAGGTATATGAAGAATTAAAAAAGTAAAAGGGTAGTCGGCACCCTGAGAAAGTGAAATCGACTACCCGACCCCCAAATAGAGGTATAAATATTATAGCACTGTACCTCTGTTTTGGCAAATCAGAAAATGGAGGTATTATGAAATGAAATTGCCACAAGTAATAGAAATAAATGGAATAAGAGTTTTAACAACAGAGCAACTAGCAAGAAATTACGGAACGCAGCCTAAAATTTTGCAATATAATTTTTCTTATAATAAGAAAAGATATACGGAAGGAAAACATTATATCGCATTACAGGGAGAAGAATTAAAGAAATTTAAAGCTGACCTTGAAATTCAAGGTAACCTTAAATATGCTCATACGCTTTATCTCTGGACAGAAAAAGGTGCATTACTTCATGCAAAATCGCTGAATACCGATAAGGCATGGGAAGTATATGATTACCTAGTTGATTTCTATTTCAGAGTAAAAGAGGGCGAGAAACTTCCAGTAGTGAGAGAAACAAAGTCAGTGTCAATAGAAAAACAGGATGCAAAAGAGACTTTCGATATTGCTCCATATTTCATATCTGTAGTAGAGAAAGTTCCTATTGAAGCATTAGATGCTATGGAGAAAAGTTTTAGAAAAAGTAACAGTAAGACTGTTAAATTGGCCACACTTTCTATTTTAGCAGAAAAGATGAAACGTAATATTGAATAACCAAATACAGTAATCAGAGCATCTATCAGAAATGGTAGGTGCTCTTTTTATAAATCAAACCAGGAAAGAGGTGAGACAAGGAAAAACATAACAAACTGGAGAATGCAGCCTGTTCAGGCAGAGAACAAAACACTTCTGTACATTTATGATGATGTGACAGAATATGGAGAATTTGACTGGAACGCATGGGAATATAAGAACTCGGAGACTTCTGCAAAATATTTTGCAGAGAAACTGAGTGAAATTCCAGAAGGACAGACAATTGAGCTGCATATCAACTCAAATGGCGGATCCGTAAAAGAGGGCGTTGCTATTTACAATTTACTGAAGCAAAAACAAAACCAGAAAGTCGGGATTGTGGATGGCGTAGCACACAGTGTTGCGTTTTTGATTCTACAGGCGTGTGACACAAGAAAAATGTGTTTAGGTACAACGGCACTGATACACAATATGTGGATGTATTGCTCAGGCAATGCAACACAACTGAGAAAATATGCAGATGATCTGGATGACATGATGGAAGCAAACCGGCAAGTTTTTCTAGAAAGGGCGAAGATTGAGGAAAGTGAGTTGATTGAGTTAATGGAAAATGAGACTTACCTCACTCCGGAAAAGGCGCTGGAATATGGACTCATTGATGAGATCATGGGAAAGACAGCAGAACCGGTAAACACAGAAGAGATTCTGGAGAAGCTGTCCGATATGCAAAGACAGTTAAACAGTCAGGAGAGCTTCCGGCAGCAGATTGCAGCAATGCAGAAATCACAGGAAGACAAGAAACCAAGAAAAAACAACGTATTAAATCTTTTTAGAGGAGGCATGATTTAAGGAAAAATTTAGATGTATTAGAAATGGAAAAAACAGCAATCGTACAGAAGATGAATGAGGCGATCACAGCCGGAGATGCAGAGCAGTTCCAGGCAGCGTTTGTGGAGCTGTGCGATAAGATTCAGGAAAGTGTCATCGAACAGGCACGGGGAATCGTAGAAGAAGCAGATCAGAGAATTCTGTCTGAGCGCGGCGTAAGACAGCTGACATCCAAAGAAAAAGAATATTATCAGAAACTGGCAGAAGCCATGAAAGCACCGAATCCGAAACAGGCGGTAGAAAATCTGGATGTGGTAATGCCATATACCGTAATTGACAAAGTATTTGAAGATTTGAAAACAGATCATCCGCTGTTGTCCAAAATCCAGTTTACATCCGTAACAGGGTTGACACGAATGATGATGAATACGAATGGATATCAGAAAGCAGCATGGGGAAAACTTTGCGCAGAGATCATCCAGGAGCTGACATCCGGATTTAAAGAGGTAGATGTGACACTGAGTAAACTGTCCGCATTTCTTCCGGTGTGTAAAGCAATGTTGGATCTGGGGCCAGAATGGTTGGATACTTATGTGAGACAGGTCCTGTATGAAGCGCTTGCAAATGGATTGGAAGACGGCATCATTAATGGAACTGGAAAAGACATGCCAATCGGTATGACAAAACAGGTGGGAGACTCTGTTACGATCAAGGGTGGAGTATATCCGGATAAAAAAGCAGTAAAGGTTACAAAGTTTAATGATGTGCAGCTTGGAAAACTGGCGGCTGTTCTGGCAATCAATGAAAAAGGACAGGCAAGAACCGTAGACACACTGATTCTGGTGGTAAATCCGTCAGATTATTTCAGCAAAGTCCTTCCGGCAACACAGAGACCAGCGCCGGGCGGTGGATATGTAAGTACACTACCATTCCCGATCGATGTGATCCAGTCTCCGGCGGTAGGAGTCGGAAAGGCTGTATTTGGTATGGCAAAGCTTTACTTCATGGGATCTGGAATCGAAAATAACGGAAGAATCCTGTATTCAGATGATTACAGATTCCTGGAAGATGAAAGGGTTTACCTGATCAAAATGTATGGTCATGGATTTGCAGTAGATGATAATGCCTTCATGCTTTTGGACATCAGTGATCTGCAGCCAGCACATTATGAAGTGGAAGTTGTTCCAAGTGTAGAAAATGTGGAAAATGCAAATCTTGCAGATTTCAAGGTAGGGGGACATACACTGACACCGGAGTTCGCAGAAGGAACATTGACATATACTTTGACAACAACAGACGCATCAAACACGGTGCAGGCGGTAATCGCAGACAGCACTGCAGAACTGGAATTGACCTACAATGATAAACCGATTGCAAACGGCAGCAGAGTTACATGGGCTTCCGGCGCAGGAAATGTAGTAAAAGCAAAAGTGACAGATGGAAAGACAACCAAGACATATCAGGTGACTGTAACAAAGAATGAGGCATAATCATGAGCGATCTGTTAGAAGATGTGAAGAATTTTCTGGATATTACATGGGATATGGATATCAGGGAGCGTAAAAAGCTCTCTGGTATCGTAGAGAGAGGAAAAGCGTACCTTGAGGGCAAAATAGGATTTTGTGATTTTGAAAGCGAAACACAAGAAAAAGAGCTGCTCTTAAATTACTGCATGTATGCAAGAGCCGGTCAGGTAGATGAGTTTATTCAAAATTATAAATCAGAAATCATATCACTGCAGATGCGCAGTTTTCGAAGAAAAGCGGGTGGATGCAATGCCGAGACGTAAGGATACAAAGTTTACCACATTTAACGATGGATCACTGGATATATGTAGCGTAAAAGGCCGGAAGATTGTAGAGACCAGGCAAGCTGGAATTCGATTCGGATTTCGTACAGTTGGAATCAAACGGTTCTATGAGGCAAAGGTATTATCCAATCAGATTGACGAAGTAGTTGCAATTCTGCCAGTAGAAGACATTTCTACGATGGACATCTGCATAATCGGAGAAAAGCAGTACAAGATCATACAGATCCAGAATAAATATGATGCAGCGCCACCTTGTTTACTGCTTTCTCTGGAAAGAGTAGTAACGACTTATGAGGATGTGAGAAACCATGCCGAAAATTAATATTGATCAGTTCGCAATCGAAGTCATGCAGGAGTTAGATGCGTATCGTGAGGATGTACAGGAAGCAGTGGAAAAAGCAGTGAAAGAGACGGCGAAGCAGACAGCTGCGGAATTACGTTCCATATCACCGGAAGGAGATACCGGTGAATATGCAAAGCACTGGAGCTATAAACGAGACGAAAATTTGAGTGGAAGGCACCGCTATGATATGGTGGTATATTCCCAAAAGCCGGAATACCGGCTTACACATTTGCTGGAAAAAGGACACGCAAAGAGGAATGGTGGAAGAGTGGACGGGATCCCGCATATCAAAATTGCAGAAAAGCACGCAAAGGAAATTCTACAGGAAAGGACAGAACGATATTTATGACAAAGGAGAGGATAGAAGCAATTCTGGATGTACTGGAAATTGAATATCGGTATCATCATTTCGAAGAACGTGAGGCGGTGAATCCTCCTTTTATTTGCTGGTTGATTCCGGAAACGAGAAATTTTTCCGCAGATGGGAAGGTATATTTTAAATCAGACAAAGTTGATATTGAACTGTACACAGATGAAAAGGACTTTGAACTGGAGGAACGTGTAGAAGCGGCACTTGATGCAGCAGATCTCTTCTGGCAGAAAAGTGAACAGTATATTAAATCAGAAAATATGTATGAAGTATTATATGAAGTGGAGGGCTAAGTAAGGGAAAAAAGACAGGCAACAAAAAAGGATAAAGTCAAATTCAATATCCATAATGCGCATGTTGCGCTTTTGCAGGAGAGTGAGACGGGAGAAATTACATTTGACACACCGTTTGCGGTACCTGGCTCCGTATCGCTTTCACTGGAAGCACAGGGAGAACTGACACCGTTTTATGCGGATGGAATCAAGTATTATGTTTCTTCTTCCAATAGCGGATATGAGGGAGACTGGGAAATGGCGCTGATCACGGATGAGTTCCGGGAAAAGATTTTAAGTGAATACATTGACAAGAACAAAGTCATGCTGGAAGAAGCGACTGCAAAAGTAAAACGGTTTGCGCTGGGATTTGAAATTGACGGCGATGTGAGGGGAACACGGTTCTGGTTCTATTGCTGTACCTCTACACGTCCTACAACAGAATCCAGCACAACAGAGGACGCGATTGAACCTACAACTGACACTGTCACAGTTTCTGCATCCGCTGTACAGCTTGGAACAGCTAAGAAAATGGCAGTTCGGGCAAAGACAACAGCAGATACAACAGATGACTTATACGAAAAATGGTTTGATAAGGTGTACATTCCAGATCAGGAAGTTGCAGCATAAAAGGAGAACAGGATGAGAAAGACGATCACAATCAATGGAACAGAATATAAATTCAAAAGTTCTGCCGCAATCCCACGGATTTATCGACTGAAATTTGGGAGAGATATTTTTGTAGATATGCAGAAAATTGAAAAGCAGATCAAGATCCAGGAAAAACTCAAAGACGAGATGCAGAAAAAATGCGAAAAAGAAGGTACAGAATTTGATGAAAGTAAGTTTGAAAGTGGAATCCCGATCGAATCACTGGAAATGTTTGAAAACATTGCCTTTCTGATGCATAAACATGGCGATCCTGACCAGCCGGACGATATCAACGAGTGGTTGGATCAGTTCGAGACATTTGATATCTATGAGATTATGCCGGAAATCATGGAAATGTGGAAGTCAGAAAATAAACAGATGTCAGTTCCAAAAAAAAAGAGAGGGAAATAGATCGTGAGGTCAATACCGCATTGTTCATGCTTCGATGTGCACAGTGCGGTATTTCTATTTCTGATTTAGACCTGTTAAGCATTGGAATGATCAACGATATGTTTATCGAAATGAAGAATGATGAGTATGATTATCCGAAAATTGCAACACAGGCGGATATTGATGCACTGTAAAGGAGGGATGTAAGGGCAGGGAGCAGAATAAAAGGAATTACCATAGAGATTGGCGGCGATACTTCCAAGCTGGAAAAGGCACTGTCCGGTGTTGACAAAAAACTGTACGGTGTAGAACCTGTCTC